CTTCTTCGCACCGCTCCGAAGTTGAAAGGTTTCTGGTATAGAGTTGAAACGCTCGGCGTGTGATGGTTCAAATAAGCCACACAAGGCTTGCTGAGGGCTTTTGATGAGAGGTTGAATACTATGGCTAATCCACCTAAACCTGCCGAACTGAAGGTGTTGCAGGGTAATCCTGGCAAGAACAAGATCAAGTTGTCTACCGAATACGAGCCGGTTCCTTATGGCCGTGTTGATCCGTTGAGACCTTTGGATTGGGCTGGTAAGCAACTTTGGGATTCTGTGTTCAACGCTGGCGAGCTATGGGTTTCGTCTCAGACTGACACACAACTTTTGCAAATGGTTTGTGAGCAACTTGACCGGAAGGTTGTTATCGAGAGACTGATTGCTGAGAAGCCGGAGGAGTGGCATATGTTCAAACAGTTGAACGACCTCGAGAGGCTGATTACGGCTAACTTGTCATTGCTTGGTTTTACTCCTGCTGACCGCACCAGGTTGGGTTTGGTGTCGGTAAAGACTAAGAGTAAGTTGCAAGAGTTGTTGGAACGGAAGGCGCGAGGTGAGTAGTTGGCCGCCGCGTTGGTTGACACCGGTCGATGAAGCTGCGCTTGGCAAGAGTCACGGTCGTTATGCTGTCGAGTTTGCTGAGTCGTTTGGCTCGATTGGTAAGGATGGTGTTGCTGGCAAGGCTGGCGATGCTTTGAAATTGCGTGATTGGCAGCGCGAGTTGTTGCGCCACGTTTACGCTCAAGACGATACTGGTGGCTACAAGGCTTCTACGGCGTTGATTGGGATGCCTCGTAAGAACGGCAAGTCGGCTTTATCGTCGGCCGCGTTTGCGCTTTACAGCCTGATCGCTGAGGGTATTGAGGGTGCTGAGGTAATTGTGGCTGCCGCTGAAAAGGAACAGGCTCGTATCGTGTTCAATGAGGCGAAGCGAATGATTGAGTCGAGCGAGTTGTCTGAAATTGTGCAGGTTTACAAAGACTCAATTTATGTGCCTGGTTCCAAGTCGGTGATGAAAGTTGTTTCGGCTGAAGCCTACTCGAAGGAAGGCTCGAACCCGAGCCGTATCATCATTGACGAGTTGCACGCACACCAGACTCGTGACTTGTTTGACGTGTTCTCTTTGGCTATGGGTAACCGTGGCTCGATTGCTCAACTTGTTGCGATTACTACGGCTGGCAAGAAGTCGGATTCGACCGGTTCGGACTCTATCGCTTACACGCTTTACCAATACGGCCAGAAGGTTGCCAGGGGCGAAGTCGTTGATCCCTCATTTTTTATGGCTTGGTGGGAGGCTAACCCTGACCAAAATCATCTTGATCCGAAGGCTTGGGCTGAGGCTAACCCTGGCTTTGGTGATTTGGTGTCTGAGGCTGACTTTGCTTCGGCTGCGAAACGAACACCTGAGTCGGAGTTTCGAACTAAACGGTTGAACCAGTGGGTTTCGTCAACGACGGCTTGGTTGCCTAACGGTGTTTGGGGTGAACTTGAGGGAGACTTTGAGTGGTCTGAGGATGACGAGTATGTTTTGGGTTTCGATGGTTCGTTCTCGGGCGACTCGACCGCAATTTGCGCTGTGACCATTCCGAAGGATGACGAGCTGCCGAAAGTAAAACTGGTTGCAACTTGGGAGAAGAACTGGGGTGTTGATGACGATTCTTGGCGTGTGCCGATCGCGGATGTTGAACAAACCCTGTTCGATTGGGTGAAGAAGTATCCGTTGGTTCGCGAAATTGCTTGCGACCCGTTCCGTTGGGCGAGAACTATGGAGGCTTTACAGGAACAAGGGCTACCAATTGTTGAATACAACACGGGTTATTTGAAATATATGATTCCTGCAACGCAAAAGGTGTTCGATGCTGTGGTTGAAAAGAAGCTTATTCACGACGGTAATCCTGCACTTGCCAGGCACTTAGACAATTGCGTTCTCAAGTCTGATGCTCGCGGTGTGCGTGTGACCAAAGAATCAAACACTTCTAAACGCAAAATTGACAACGCTATTGCGTTTATTATCGCCTTCGACCGTGCGACGAGGGCTGGTAACATAGAAGAAGCCATTGTGCCAGAGTTTTTTTCATTCTAGGGAGTTAGTTTGCTCGCAAACATTCTGCAAGTCGCTGGTGTGGTATCGGTTGCCGTTGGCGCATTTTTGATTTGGGTTCCTGCCGGTTTCATTGTTACTGGTGCAGGACTTATCTTGTTTGGCCTTGCCGCGGAAAGAAGTAAATAATGCTCAATCGTTTATTGCCTATTGGTGAAGAACGCGCCATTTCCTTCCAGTCAATTTGGGGTTCTGGTGGCGACCTAACCGCGTTTAGCACACAAGCCGATACTCTTATCGATCAGCAGTCTGCAACGTCTATAAACGCTGTTTGGGCGTGTGTGACTTTGATTGCTGACACCATTTCTACCCTGCCTGTTGATGCGTTTGTGAAGCGTGACGGTGTGACGTTCCCTTACCGACCAAAGCCGACTTGGGTTACACAACCCGACTTCGAGCTTGCTTCGACTGCGTTTTGGCAGCAAACACTTATTAGCCTTCTGCTCGACGGTAACGCTTTTGTGCGTGTGTTCCGTGATCCGAACACTGGTGACGTTCTAAACCTTATGACCCTTGACCCGATGAAGGTTACTGTGAACCGCACGGCTGTGGGTCAGAAGCGTTTCACTTATGAGGGTGAAGGCAAGTCTTTGGACTCGAACCAGATTCTGCATATCACTGGTTCTATGTTGATGCCTGGACAGGTTCGTGCGCTATCGCCTGTGGACAAACTAAAAGAAAACTTGGGTTTGGCTGCCGCGTTGGAAAACTTTGCAGCTCGTTTCTTTGGGCAAGGCACACACACTCAGGGCGTTATCACTTACCCTGGCACTTTGACTCAGGAACAAGCCAGCAACCTGTCACGCTCGTTTGACAACGCACACAAGGGTTACAAACGCGCACACCGCACCGGTGTTTTGTCTGGTGGCGCACAGTTTCAGAAAACTACTGCCAATCCTGACGAGGCTCAAATGTTGGATTCGCGCCGTTTGGCTGTTGAGGACATTGCTCGCGCTTACCGTGTGCCACTAAATATGATTGGTTTGGCTGAGAAGGGTGCGCAGTCTTACAACTCGAATGAGCAAAACGCTATTTCTTTTGTCACTCACACTCTTAGGCCGTGGATTGTGAAGCTCGAGGATGCGTTCTCGACTCTGTTGCCGAACAAGGCTTACATTGATTTCAACGTTTCGGAACTGTTGCGAGGCGATTTTGCGACTCGTGTTGCAGGTTACTCATCGGCGTTGCAGGCTGGTTGGATGACGATTAACGAGGTTCGTAAGATTGAGGACTTCAAACCTGTTGCTGATGGTGACACTAACCGTGTGCCTTTGGCTAACGTGAACTTGGGTTCCGCTTCGCTTGGTGAGCAGGAAAGCAAAATTGGTATGGCTCAAAAACTTATCAACATTGGTTTCAAGCCTGAAGATGTTTTGTCGGCGTTGGCTTTGCCACCAATTCCTCACACCGGTATTCCGTCAACTCAGTTGCAAAACCCTTCGCTCGTTGATCCTGCTAACCCTTTGACTTATGACATTGGAACTGAGTCTGAACCTTCAGCGATTGTTGCGCCTACGCAAGAAGGTTTGTAATGCCAATAACGCAAACCGCTTACACGGTGGGAACTGCTGTGGTGCAGGTTGTTGCACCTGACACGCAACCTCAGTTTGTAACTTTGCACAATTTGGAAGATGTAACTGGTCGCAAAATTTACATTGGCAACGGTGCTTTGGTTGCTGGGCAGTCGATTGAAATAAACTCGGCCGTGTATTTGCAAATGACTTTGGGGCCTGGCGATAACTTGTGCGCTGTCACAAACTCAGGCACTTACGGTCTTGGCGTAATGATTCAGAAGCAGGACTGATGCCTTACTTTATCAAGAAAGCCGTGAAGGGCTGGAATACAATTAAGAGTGACGGAACTGTTGTCGGATCACACGCTACAAAACAGGGTGCGATTGACCAAATGGTTGCTGTTAGTTTGGCTGAGAAGTTGACTCCTGGTGGTGAAATGCGTGCAAGTTTCGCACCACCACAGGGCATTTCTGATGCGGCTAAACGAGCTTTGGAATGGATTGACAAAGGACTTGCTGGGTCTGGGTTTACGGCTGTTGGCCGTCGACGTGCAGAACAACTTGCTTCGGGTTCGGCTGTTTCGGAGGACATTGTTGCAAGGATGCGTTCTTATTTCGCTCGTCACGAGGTAGATAAGAAAGCAACAGGTTTCAATTTCGGTGAGAAAAACTTTCCGACTCCTGGGCGTGTGGCTTGGGATGCGTGGGGTGGCGACGCCGGACAAAAATGGGCTAATAGTTTAGGAAGCAAAATGACTACAAGAGATGCCGGAATGAATATCGGTATAAGCGACATTGACGACACGTTGATTGTCGAGGGCAAAATTCACCAAGACTACTACGCCTGGCTCGACCACCAGCCAGTTGACCTTTACTTGGTTACAGGCAGACCGACCACTGATCGTGAGTCGACCATTGCGCAGCTGAACAACTTGGGTGTGCAATACCAGCAACTCATTATGAACCCTGGCGGTGACTCAAACCAATTCAAGGGTGACACTGCTGCGTCGCTTATGGAGGATGGTTACAACATTGCGTTCGCTGTTGACAATAACCCTGAGGCTCGAGCCGCTTACACTGATGCTGGTGTGGGCAACGTTTATGACCCTGCGAAAATGCCGGCTATGGCTTCGATGGCGCAACGTGACGGAATGATGCAAGATATGCTTGAACCTGTCGCGGTTGAGACCGTTGAGGAAACCCCTGCTTACCTGGCGGGTGAGTTGTCAGAACTTCTAGGCAACCTGGTTGCTGCCAAATTCTTGGCTCACGGCGCACACTGGAACGTCAAGGGTGTTTTGTTTCCACAATTTCACAAGTTTTTCCAAAAGATTTATGAGGATTACGATTCGGCTATTGATCCGATGGCTGAGAACATTCGTAAGCTTGATATGGATGCACCGTTTATGTTGCCAACTTTTGTTGCCAACACCGAAATTGATGCGACGTTTATCGGCGGTGACCCTGTTCAGTTGTCTTTAGCAATTTACAAGGCCAACGAAATGTTGCTGTCTGACATTGTTGAGACTCAACAGTGCGCTGATGAACTAAACCAGCAGGGCGTTTACAACTTCTTGGCTGACCTGCAAGACCGTTTCTCGTTGTGGCATTGGCAACTCGGCACCGTTATTGGTGATGACTTGCGTAACGCTTACGCGGTTGAGATTGAAGAAGTGGGCGAAATCCACGACCCTATGCAACCGTCTGACCAAATGGAACCAGCACCAGGCGATTACGAGGGTGTTGACGCTTCGGGTGCTGTGAATGTTCCTGTGACTGTTGAGGGCCGTTTCGTTGATCCAAAGTTTGTTCAAGAGAACCGTGAGTCAGGACTGAAATTGTTAGAACAAAGAACCGTTACTGAGAACATTGAGTTTCGTCAGGAAGGTGACGGTATGACTTTTAGCGGTTACGCTGCCACGTTCAACGCGCCTAGCCAACCACTACCGTTCACCGAAGTTATCAAGCCTGGTGCGTTCAAGCGTTCGCTTGGTGCCAGGAACGATATCAAGCTGTTGTGGAACCACGACACTGGACAGGTTTTGGGTTCGACTCGGGCAGGAACTTTGGTTTTGTCTGAGGATGAGCGCGGCCTAAAGGTTACGGCTAAACTGCCGAACACTTCTGCCGGTCGCGATGCTGCCGAACTTATCAAGCGTGGCGATGTAAACGCTATGAGTTTTGGTTTCTCTGTGCCTTCTGGTGGAGACAACTGGAGTGAGGACGGTAACACTCGCGAGTTGAACTCGGTGAGACTGCACGAGGTTTCTATTGTTGCGTTCCCTGCTTACGAGTCAACGGCTGGAACAACGTCGATGCGATCAGGTGAGCAAGCCGAAGAGAAGGCTGCCGACCTGTCGCTTCTAAGGAAACGTCTAGACCTTCAGAAGTAGTGTTTTTTTGCACTAAAATTGAAGTATTGAGTGTTAGCACCAATAGCCAGCGTTAGCGTAGGCAATTTCATTATTCAATTCAAATCAAACCTGAAAGGACATTTATTATGTCTGAATTTCTAAACGGTATGGTTGAGGAACGCCAGAAGATGTGGCACGAAGCTAAGGCAATTATTGACATTGCTGAAGCCGAGGGTCGTTCGCTTTCTGGTGAAGAAGAAGCCAAATACCAGGCTATTTCTGCTGACCTCGACAAGAAGGCCGAATTTATCGACGAGGCTCGTAGCCGCGCCGAGCGTGAAGAGCGTGCAGCTGCTGCTGCTTCGCAGACTCGCGTTGCAACTTCAAGCACCCCTGGTGACGAGTCTGTTATCCGTGGTCTTGCAAACGGACAGGGCCACGAATTTCGTAGCATTGTTCCAACCTCGACTGGCGCACCTGTGCCAACCAGCTTCTACAACCAGGTTATCGAGCTTGCTCGTCTAACTGGCCCGATGCTGGCAACCTCAACCCTTCTGAACACCGCTTCTGGTGAGCCACTTCAGATTCCTTCGTTGAGCGCTTACTCGTCGGCAACTGTCAAAGCACCTGGTGCTTCGATTGACACCAACGAGCCAACCTTCAACTCGTTTACCACTCTTTCGGCTTACAAGTATTCTGGTCTAATCCAGGTTGCTCGTGAACTGATCACGGATGCAGGTGTTGACCTTCTGGGCTTCATCGCAACTGAAGTTGGTAACGCACTTGGTTACGCAGTAAACACCGGTCTAACCACCGGAACTGGAACCGTTCAGCCTACTGGTGTTGTCAACGTTGCAGGTTCTGCACTCGTTGGTGGAACCGGTGTTGCTGGTGCTTTCACTGCCGACAACATCTTCGACCTGATCTACAGCCTTGACGGTGCGATTCGTTCGAAGAACACCTTTGGTCTACAAATGAACGGTAAGTCGATTTCGGCAACCCGTAAGTTGAAGGACACCTACGGCCGCTACCTTTTCGAGCCAGCACTATCGGCTGAGAAGCGCGACCTTATTGGTGGCTACACCGTTTACGAGAACCCTGCTATGGCAGACATCGCAACTGGTGCTAAGTCGGTTATCGCTGGTGACCTTGCCGCGTATTACGTTCGTTCAGTTGGCGGAATCCGTCTAGACCGTTCGGATGACTTCGCGTTCGGTTCAGACCTAACCACCTTCCGTTTCACGATGCGTGTCGACGGCAACCTGCCTCAGACTTCACACATCAAATACTTCAAGGGTGCAGCAAGCTAATCCCTTCTGGTGCTGGATTCCCCTCGGTGTGCGTAGACACCGGGGGGTTTCCTTTTGCTAAGGTTGTTGTATCACGAGAGGAACTAAATGAGTGGTGTTATTGCGTGGGCTTCAAACAGCCCGACCGCGCCGACAGGTTACGGAACACAGACTGCCGAGTTTTTGATTCAGGCGAAACGCGCAGGTTACAAGGTTGCTTCGATAAGCAATTACGGCCTTGAGGGTGTAAACACTGTTTGGGATTCACCTGTTGGCAAAATACCTCACTACGCCAGGGGTAGTGATCCTTACAGCAATGACGTGATTCCGTTGCACGCACAGCATTGGGCGAATATGAACCCTGACCTGCCTTCTTGTTTGATTACTCTTTACGATGCTTGGGTGTTTGAGGGTTTGGGTTATGACCGTTTGAACAAGATTGGTTCGTGGACTCCTGTGGATCACTCACCGATTCCTGAGAAGGTTTTGAAGTGGTTGCGCCGCGATAACGTGACACCGATTGCGATGAGCAAGTTTGGTTTGGCTCAAATGCAGAACGCTGGTTTGGATGCTGAGTATGTTCCTCACGGCATTGATACAAGAAAAGTTTTTAAGCCTACGTTCAAGCTGCCTGACGGCACACCTATTGAGGAACACTTGGATTCTAAGGACAAGTTTGTTGTGGGTATCAATGCGGCGAACAAGGGTGTTTATCCTATGCGTAAGGCGTGGGATGTGAACCTGTTGGCGTTTAGCATTTTTGCTCAGAATCACGATGACGTTTTGCTTTACATTCATAGCGAACCTTTTGGCTCTGTGGGCGGTGTGAACTTGTTTGACTTGTTGGCTGCCGTTGGATTACCAAAACATAAAGTTTCCTTTGTTGATCCTGTGGCTTACCGTTACGGTATCGACCAGCAAACTGTGGCCGCGCTTTACACCGGTATGGATGTTCTCCTGGCAACCTCGCTGGGTGAAGGCTTTGGTCTTGCCACGATTGAAGCTCAGGCTTGTGGAACTCGCGTAATCGGTTCCGACTATGCGGCAACACCTGAGTTGTTGTCTGAGGATTCTTGGAAGGTGCAGGGCCAACCTTTGTGGGATGCGCCTCAAAAGTCTTGGTTCAACACTCCTAACGTTATGGAAATTGTTTTGGCGTTGGAGGACGCCTACCAGAAGGGCAAGTATCGGTCACAGGCGGCTCGTGAGAAGGCTTTGGAGTATGACTCGGATAAAGTGTTCAAAGAGAACTGGCAACCCGTTCTAGGGCGTTTGCTGAGTGCGGTAAAATAGAACTAGATTTTAGGAGCTTACTTTGGCTATAACAAACGGTTACTGCACTTTGGCGGATGTAAAGTCTGCGTTGCGTATCACGGACACGATTGACGATTCCCTGTTGGAAATGTCTATCAACTCGGCTTCAAGACTTATCGACGGTTACTGCAACCGCTACTTCTACGCCGGTGCAACAAACACTGAGCAACGATACTTCAACACGAACGATCCTTACAACGTGTTCATCGAGGACTTGTCAGAGTTTGGTTCGTTAGATACAAGCTCGACAATGCAAAACCAATACGACATTCATTGGTCGAACGCTGGCGATTACCCTGACTATGAACTGACACCAATAAATCAGAAGTCAAACGGTTACTATTCGCCTTACACCGGTATCAAAGCAACCGGTCACTACTTGTTCCCATACTTTGGTGACAACTCCCTGATTCGTGTCACAGGCCGTTGGGGTTGGGCGAGTGTGCCAGACACTATCAAACAGGCAACAGTTATCCAGGCAAGCCGACTGTTCAAACGTCTCGAGTCACCTTTGGGTGTTGCAGGTGTATCCGATATGGGTGTGATGCGTGTCGGTCGAGCCATTGATGGGGACGTTGCGCAGCTCATTGACCCTTATCGTTCGTTGAGAGTAAACGCCTAATGCCGGTCGCGATTGCTGATCTACGAAACGGTTTGGCTGCAAACTTGCAAACGATACCTAGTTTACGTGTAACTTCAACGGTTCCTGACCAGGTGAACCCACCGATTGCCATAATCAGTTTGGACAAAATCAATTATCAACGCGCTTTTGCTCGAGGCCTGACTGAGTATTTGTTCAAGATTACGGTGATCGTGAGCCGCTCAGACGTGCGTAATGCGCAGAATAAACTTGACCAGTATGTTGCCTCGGATGGCACTTATTCGGTTCTCAACGCGTTGGAAAACGATAGAACACTAGGCGGTGTGGCAGCGGATTCAACAATGATGAGCCTCGACGCTTATGGTAGTGTTGTTATTGGTGAAACAACTTATCTGAGTGCAGAATTTTCTGTCCAGGTATTCGCTCTCTAGAAAAGGATTATTGTGGCTGTATTTATAGCGCAAGACTTTAAGACAACGCTTAACGGCACAAACATTAGCACTTGGTTGACTCACACCGAGCTCGCGTTTGAGACTGCTGACGTTGAAACCACTACTTTTGGACAGACTTGGCGCACTCGTATCGCCGGCCTAAAGACTGGAACTGTGAACCTTCAGTTTAATCAGGACTTTGGTGCTGCTGCGGTTGATGCAACCATTTGGCCGCTCATCGGAACCGTTGGAACCGTTGTTGTAACCCCGACTTCGACTGCTGTTTCGGCAACGAACCCGGCTTACACTGCAACCGTTCTGATCAACGCTTACGGCGTTATGGGTAACATTGGTGACTTGTCAACCGTTTCGGTTACTTGGCCGATCACTGGAACCGTCTCAAGGGCTACGGCGTAACAATGAGACCACTTCTACGCATAACGTTCACCGACTCAACTTCCAAAGACTTGACGGTAAACGCGCCGGATATTATCGCGTTCGAACGCAAGTTTGAAGTCAGTCTCGAAAAACTTGAGTCTTACGAACACCTTTGCTTTTTGGGTTGGCGTGTTGCTACCCGAACTGGTTTGACTGTTGCCGACTTCGATACCTGGTTGAACACTGTGGAGTTTGTGGAGTTTATTGAAGGCCCAAAAGGTTCGTAGCTTTAGGGGAAAACTCTGAGCATTGGTTCATAGCGAACCTTGCTGTTGCTACCGGCATTGCGCCTAGCGTGTTGTTGCAAGAGTCTGATCGTATGCTTTACACGATGATGATGGCTCTCCAGTCGCAGAATAGCCAGAAGTAGAATTGTCTTATGCCTAACAATGTTCTAATCACTGATGTTGCAGCTGTGCAACGCGAGCTGAACAAGATTGATTCGGGTCTGAAGAGGGCTTTGATTCGCGATATCAAAGAGGTTGCTAAACCTGTGCAGTCTGCTGTTAAGTCTGCTATCCCTGTTGTTGCGCCGTTGTCGGGTTTGAATAACCGTGGCCGTTTGGGTTGGACTCCTGATAAGGGTAAGAAACCTAACGATGTTCGTATTGTTTACCGGTCTGGTTCGAAACGTAATGCTGGAATTATTACGTCGTTGGTTTCTGTGAATGTTGGTTCGGCTGCTGTGACGATGATTGATATTGCTGGTAAACGTAACCCTAACGGTCGTGATCCGCGCGGTGCTGCTTTGATTCGTAACTTGGGTAAGCAACCGTCGAGGTATGCGTGGCCTGCCGCTGAGACGGCGTTACCTGCCGTTGAAGGTAAAATTGAACATATAGTTGCTGAGTATTGCAAGCAATTCAACATTAGGGCGTAAAAATGGCTTTTGGTATTAACATTCCTGTTGCGTTCAAGCTCAACAGCAAGGCTTTGAAGGATGCTAAACACGAGCTTGGCGGTTTTGGTGAGTCGTTGAAAAAGGGTCTTCAGTTTGCTGGTTTGGCTATGGGGGCCAAAGAGGTTTTTGACCTGGCTAAAGAGTCGGTTATGTTGGCGGCTCAGGATATTCGTTCTCGCAAATTGTTGGATTTGCAAATAAAGAACTCGACTCATTCCACTGAGGCGCAAGTTAAGGCTTCTGAGAAGTATTTGGATTCGTTGTCTTTGCAGATTGGTAAGACTAAGAATGAGTTGCGACCGGCTTTGGCTAACGCTGTTCGAGGTAGCGGGTCTTTATCTATGGCTCAAAAACTTTTGAAGATCGCGTATGACGGTTCGGCTGCTTCAGGCAAGTCAGTAACTTTTGTTATGCAGGCACTTGTCAAGGCTCAGAATGGGCAGATGACTGGCCTGTATCGTTTGGCACCTCAGTTGAAAAAAACTAAGGGTGGTTTGGATGAGTTTGCTAAGTCTGTGAAGGGTGCGGCTGCTGCTTCGGCTAACCCTTTTGACCGCTTCCAGGTTGCTGTTGATGAGCTGAAAATTAAGTTTGGCGATTTGTTGTTGCCTATGATTAGCAAGTTTGTTGATTATTTGACTACGACTGTTGTGCCTGCCGTTTCAGGGTTCTTCGATGAAGTCGCTAACCCTAAGACTGACGTGGGCAAGTCGTTCCTCGATATCAAAAAGGCTGTTGCGGCAACGTTCGACGGTGTTCGAAACTTCTTTGCTTTGTTTGGTGGCGGTAATGCGATGAAGGGTTTTGCTAACGTCGCTCAATTCATTATCAAAATGTTGCCTGCGTTATTGGCGTTAAAAGGCATTATGATGCTTTCGGCTGCTGGTGCCGCTATCGGCAACTTGGTTAAGGCTGTTGCGTTGATCCGTGGAACTGGTGGCGGCGGTGGCACTACGCCTATTGTTGCTGGTGCAGGTGGCAAGGGTGCCGGTCTAAAGAGTGTTGGTGGCAAGTTGTTGGGTGCTGCTGGGCGTGGTTTGATTGCTGGTTCTGTTGCTAACGCTTTTGGGGCTGATGCTCAAACAACTGGGTCGGTTGGTTTGATTGCTGCCGGAACAAAGTTTGGTGCACCTGGCACGATTGGGGCTGCCATTTTGAGTTTGCTAAATGGTTCTACTGATCTAAGCAAAAAGTCTGCTTCTCAAATTGCTAAAGAGGCGAAGATGCAAAGAGATGCTGCTGCTGCTTCGGCTCAAGGGCTTTATCTAAAACCTTTGCCTGCTGGCGGTTTTGATGCAAACAACTTCGGCAACAAGACAACGACTATCAACGTGAACATTCAGCCTGGCACTTCAGGGCCTGAGACTGCTAAACAACTCGTGAAACTTCTTGCAACCTTTGACAAGATCAACGGCACAAACATAGTCACTAAAAAGGGTCGCTAATGACTGTGCCTGTCCAAAAGGTTGAGTTTGGATTCACGCAAAGCTCACCAGGTGTTTACACTTACCTCGACATAACTTCTTATGTTCGTTCGGCGAGTATTAGTCGCGGTGTTTCGCGTGAGACTGATGCTTACCAGGCTGGCACTTGTTCGATTGTTTTGGATAACAACCAACGCGCTTTTGATCCTTCGTATGCGTCGAGTCCGTTTTATGGGCAGGTGAAACCGCAAGCTGCTGTTCGTGTGACTGTTGGCAACGTTGTTGTGTTTACAGGTTTTGTTGATAACTGGTCGTTTGATTATGCGATTGTGGCGGATGCTACGGCCACGATTACGGCTTCGGATGCGACGGGGCGTATTTCTCGTGCAAGTTTGCCTGCGATCACGTGGACTTCTGAACTGTCTAGCACTCGTGCAACGAACGTTTTGAACCGCGCCGAGGTTGCGTGGCCTGCTTCTCAGAGGCAGATTTCGTTGGGTTCGCTAACGTTGGGTGCGGATACTGTTTCGGATGGCACTTCGGCTTGGGATTATTTGCAACAGGTTGCTCAGTCTGAGGGTGGGGCGTGTTTTGTTACCGGCACTGGTGATGTTGCGTTCAAGGGCCAGTCGGCTTCGTTGGTTCCTACTTCGGCAACCGCTTACCGTTACAACTTATCTTTGAACCCTTCGGCTGAAACAAACACCACAGGTTATTCGGGTGCGACAAGGGTTTCAACTCAGGCTTATGTTGGCACTTATTCGTTGCAGGGATCAACGTTTACTCAATGGGATGTTTTGCCTCCGACTGCTGGCGATACTTTGAATGGTTTGAGGTATGCGGATTCGGCTACGACTTTTGTTTCGAACACGGCTTACACGTTTAGTGCTTATGTTTATTCGACTGTGGCGCAGACTGCCACTTTGACTGGTGGTTTCAAAAGGACTGCTGCAACAGCGAAATTGGATGCTTCGTATTCGACGGTTTCTTTGGCGGCGAACACTTGGACTCGTATGAGTGTTACAGCCACACCTTCGTCAAGCGCGGCTACCGGTAACTTGTCGATTGAAGTGCCTGGTGCTGGAACGACTATTTTTGTGGATGCTGTGCTGATTGAGGCTTCGCCTTATTTGAACGTTTATTTTGATGGCACTTCGAAACCTGCGAACACGGCAAGCATTACTTACACGAACGCTTGGCAGGGAACCACAAACAACTCGGCTTCAACGTTGACTGTTGTGACCTCGTATTCACCTTCAACACCTAACGGTTTGGTTGTTGGCGATGCTGGTGGAACGGCTATCCCTTATGAGGATGTTCAAGTCATTTACGCTTCGGAAACGCTTTACACCAACACTTCGATTGGGGTTGCTGGAACGGTGAACGCCACTCAAGCTAACGCGGCTAACGGTTCGGCGTATGGTATTCGCACTTTGACCATTGATCCGTCTTTGGTTGCTGACACAACTAACGGCCAGGCACTCGCTAATTACTATTTGGACATTTACGATAACCCTCAGCTGCGTTTTGAGGCTGTAACTTTTGGGTTGTCGGGTTTGTCGGCTGCTCAACAGGTGAGCGTTTTGAACTCGGAAATTTATACGGCCGTGTCGATGACTTATACACCGTCGGCTTTGGGGTCGGCGATTACTGCTTATCAGAGAGTTGTGGGTGTAAACCACACGATCACGCCGGACTCTCATAAGGTAACTTTGAACCTGGCAGAATTTGGCAACAAGTTTAGGTTGGATTCGGCAACTTACGGCATTTTGAACACGAACATTCTCGGATATTAGGACAAGGTAAAATA